ACTGTCAAAAAGACTGGCGAAAACAGTCACTCTTTGGAGATGACAGTACATTCTAAAAACAGATATCAACTGGCACATCTTCTGGAAAAGGGCCATGCCAAGCGTGGCGGTGGGCGTGTACCCGGCAAACCGCACATTGCTCCTGCGGAAGAAAACGGTGTGCAGTTGCTGGAGCATTTGATTGAGGGGGCTTTGTCATGACCTACGAACAAATCGCAGAAATGATGGAGGAAATGGGACTGCCTTTCGCCTACCATCATTTTGCCGAGGGCGAAAGCCCTGCACCGCCTTTTTTGCTGTTCTTATCTCCCGGAGAGAATACATTTTCAGCGGATAATTTGGCATATTTCAGTTGCAAACAGCTGAACATTGAATTGTACACGGATAAAAAACTGCCGGAATTGGAAGAACAAGTGGAGGCAGTGCTTGCCCAGCATGAAATTTATTACACAAAAACAGAACTATTCATTGATTCGGAAGAATTGTATGAAGTGCTCTATGAGATGGAGGTTTGATCTATATGGCAATGGAGAAAAACAAGGTAAAATTCGGTCTGAACAAAGTTCACTATGCAAAAATCACCTCTTATGATGAAGAAGGTGTGCCGACTTTTGCAAAGCCGGTTCGCATTCCCGGTGCAGTGTCGCTGTCTATCGATGCAGAAGGTGAAGCATCCAATTTTTACGCTGACGATGGTGTGTACTATGTGATCAACAATAACTCTGGTTACACCGGCGATCTGGAAATCGCATTGGTTCCGCTTGAGTTTGCGACAGACATTCTCGGTGAAAAATTGGATGAAAAGGGCGTTCTCACGGAAACCAATACCGCAGAAGTATCGCAGTTTGCCCTGTTGTTTGAATTCAGCGGCGATAAGAATAAAATTCGGCACTGTCTGTTCTGCTGCTCTGCCTCTCGTCCGGCAACAGAATCCAGCACCATTGAGGACGAAAAGGAAGTTAAAACAGAAACGCTGTCTTTGACCGCAACGGCGTTGAACAGTGGTTTGGTAAAAACTAAAACCTGTGAGAAAACGGATGCCGAGGTCTATGAGAACTGGTACAAGACGGTATATATGCCCAATCTGGCTGCCGCTGTACAGAGTGGTAAAGCATCCGCAGCATCTGTGAAAGCGTAAGGAAGGTGCAGTATGGCAATTCAGAAGAACATCACCATTGATGGTATTGATGTGCCGTTCAAGGCGAGTGCGGCAGTTCCCAGACTGTATCGTCTGAAATTTCGCAGAGATATTTATCAGGACTTTGCAGCACTGCAAAAGTCTGTGGGGGAAAATACAGAGGAATCCTCTGCACTGGACATTGAAAGCCTTGAAGTATTTGAGAACATCGCCTATATCATGGCAAAACACGCCGATGCAGCCATTCCGGCTTCTCCGGATGAATGGCTGGAACAGTTCAACACGTTCAGCATTTACGAAATCCTGCCACAGCTGATTGACCTCTGGGGTTTGAACGTAGAAACGCAGGTTGCGTCTAAAAAAAACATCGACCGATCGACCGACCGATGACCACACCGCTTTTTTTGCTGCGGTGTGTCCAGCTGGGCTTGTCTATGAGCGATTTGGATTTTTTAACGATTGGTCTGGTGAATGATATGTTCACCGAACGGGAGAATGACGAATACAAATATCATATGTTAGCGGATCAGAGTGACTTCGATAAATTTTGATAAGGGGGTGAGATTGTATGGCTAATAGAATCAAGGGCATCACCGTAGAAATCGGCGGCGATACCACCAAGCTGTCCAAGGCACTGGAAGGTGTCAACAAAGACATCAAAGGCACGCAGACACAGCTGAAAGACGTGGAAAAGCTACTGAAACTTGACCCGTCCAATACTGAACTGCTTTCCCAGAAACAGAAGCTGTTAGCCGATACGGTTTCCTCCACAAAAGAAAAATTGGAAACACTGAAAACTGCGGCGGAACAGGCAAATACAGCCCTTGCAAACGGTGGCATCACGCAAGAACAATACGATGCCCTTCAGCGTGAAATCATCGAAACGGAACAGGAACTGCGGAATTTGCAAACAGAAGCGGATAAAACCAATACAGCATTTGCGAAAATCGGTGCAGCTGGTGAAGTGATGCAGAATGTTGGCGATAAGATCTCCGGTGCAGGTGAAAAACTGCTTCCTGTTACTGGCGGAATTACCGCACTGGGAACCGCTGCTGTTAAAACAGGAGCAGACTTTGATGCTGCCATGAGCAAGGTTGCCGCTGTATCTGGTGCAACTGGTGATGATTTGGAGTCACTGCGTGCCAAGGCACGTGAAATGGGTTCTCAAACAAAATTCTCCGCAAGTGAAGCCGCCGAAGCCATGAATTATATGGCAATGGCAGGCTGGAAAACAGAAGATATGCTCTCCGGTATCGAAGGCATCATGAATCTTGCTGCCGCTTCGGGAGAAGATTTGGCTACTACCTCTGATATTGTGACAGATGCATTGACTGCATTCGGTTTGACCTCTGCCGACAGTGCCCACTTTGCTGATGTGCTGGCGGCAGCATCCAGTAATGCCAATACAAACGTTTCCATGATGGGTGAAACCTTCAAGTATGCTGCTCCGGTTGCTGGTTCTCTTGGCTTTTCCGTAGAAGATACCGCCGAAGCTATCGGACTTATGGCAAATGCAGGAATCAAATCGGAACAGGCAGGAACTTCTTTGCGTTCAACTATGCTTGCACTGTCCGGAGATGTAAAGTTTTGCAGCGAGACTTTTGGTGAGATAAGTATTCAGACTACCAATGCAGATGGTTCCATGCGTGATCTGTCGGACATCTTAGCTGACTGCCGTGATGCCTTTTCTAAAATGTCAGAATCGGAACAGGCGTCAGCTGCCAGTGCATTAGTGGGAAAGAATGCCATGTCTGGCTTTCTTGCATTGATGAATGCTGCACCTGCGGATATTGATAAATTATCCAGTGCAATCAGTAACTGTGACGGCACGTCTCTTTCCATGGCAGAAACCATGCAGGACAACCTTGCCGGACAGCTGACTATTCTGAAATCTCAGCTGGAAGAACTGGCGATTTCTTTTTCGGACATTCTGATGCCCACTATTCGCTCCATTGTTTCCCGCATTCAGGAACTGGTGGACAAGCTGAATCAACTGGATCCGCAGACCAAAGAAACCATTGCAAAAATTGCACTGGTGGCTGCTGCTCTGGGTCCGATGCTGGTGGTGCTTGGAAAGACCATCTCCAGTGTGGGAACCGTCTTTTCCGCAGTGTCCAAACTGCCTGCCCTTTTCTCGGCTGTGCAAGGTGGCATCGGAGCCATTACCGGAGCGTTGGGGGTATCGCTTGGTCCGCTGCTTGCAATTATTGCAGCTGTTGCCGCTCTGGTGGCTGCTTTTGTGCATCTCTGGAAAACCAATGACGAATTCAAAAGCAATGTCATCGCCATCTGGGAGCAGATTAAAAGCACCTTTACCGGATTGACACAGGGCATCACTGATCGGTTAAATGCTCTGGGATTTGATTTTGAGAGTTTCACCGATGTGCTGAAAGCAGCGTGGGACGGGCTGTGCAATCTGTTAGCTCCCATTTTTGAAGGTGTTTTTCAAAACATCTCCAACATCTTTTCAGAGTTTACTGGTGTTCTTCTGGGGTTGCTGGATGCTCTGATCGGTCTGTTTACTGGCGACTGGGAGCAGTGCTGGAATGGAATCAAGGGTATTTTTACGTCTATCTGGAATTTCGTTGTCAACACGTTCCGTAATATCATGAATACCCTGAAAGGCATTGCCGATGTGGTGCTGGGGTGGTTTGGAACAAGCTGGAACGAAGTCTGGACTTCCATCAAAACATTTTTCGTAGATACATGGAACAGCATCGCTTCCTTTTTCACGGGAATCGTTACCGGAATCCGGGACTTTTTCGTCAACACTTGGACGTCTATTTCCAATACCTTCACCGCCATTGTCACTGCCATTCAGGCGGTGGCAACAACTGTATTTACGGCGATTCGGGACTTCTTCACCACTATTTTTACGGCAATCTACAACTTTTTCAGTACGATTTTCAATGCCATTTACAATGTGGTTTCTACGGTTTTTCAGGCAATTTATAACGTCATTACGACCGTTTGGAACGCCATTTACACCACCTTAGAACCGCTGATCACGGCATTCGGCTATCTGTTTCAGACGATTTTTGAAGCCATCCAAATCATTGTGGGCAGAGTGATGGACTGGATCTCGGAGAAGATCAGTGCCATTTGGAATGCGATCGTGGCGTTTTTAACACCGATTTTAGAAGGCATCCGAACGACATTTGAAACCATCTGGAATGCCATCTCTACTACAATTTCCACGGTTTTGACGGCAATTCAAGATGTGGTGACTACAGTTTGGAATGCGGTATCTGGTTTCATTTCGTCAGTTTTGTCAGCGATCTGGAACGTGGTTTCTTCCATCTGGAACAGCATCTCCGGCACGATTTCCAGTGTGATGAATGCCATCTTTTCTGTGGTATCGTCTATCTGGAATCAGATCAGTTCAGCGGTTTCCAATGTTCTGAACGCCATCCAATCGGTGGTATCTAACATCTGGAACAGCATCAAGAGTACGATTTCCAACGTGATGCAGAGCATTTCTTCTACGGTGTCCAGCATCTGGGACAATATTCGTTCTGCAGTTTCCGATAAAATCAGCGGCATCCAGTCCACCATTCAAAATGGATTCGATGCCGCTGTGGGATATATCAAAGAATTGGCTTCCGATGCCTGGAACTGGGGACGGGATATCATTCAGGGAATCATTGACGGCATTCAGAGTGCCATCGGCTGGCTGGCAGACTGCGTCACCAATGTTGCCGATACCATTCGGGATTTCCTGCACTTCTCTGTACCAGACAAAGGTCCTCTGACAGACTACGAGAGTTGGATGCCGGACTTTATGAAAGGACTGGCAGACGGCATCGACAAAAGCAAGAAGTATGTGGAGAAAGCAGTGGGCGGTGTGGCGAAAGCCATGCAGCTGACTATGGATTCTGATTTGAATTACAGCTTGCGTGGAATCTCCGGAGCAATGCTGCCCGACAGTTCCGGTGGAACGGTGAACAATTATTACAACACGGACAACCGGAAAACGGTGAATCAGACCAATCAATCGCCGAAGGCACTGTCACGGTTGGAGATTTATCGGCTGACACGGAATGCGTTGCATTTGTAAGAATTTAGTCCGAATATACAATTCGGAAGTAATCCAGATCATTCTTAAACCGATCTTGTGCGGTTAAACAAGTGTCAATGAGATAACCATGTTCATCGTGCCATTCGTGTAACCCCCGATAATAGAACATTTTTAGGCTATCATCAATAATAAACGGCACAATTTGATTTCGCAGACATTCCTTGAATAAAATCAATCGTCCAACACGGCCATTTCCATCTTGAAAAGGATGGATCCTTTCAAATGCAACATGAAAAGCAATGAGTTCTTCCAGTGTCTTTTCTTTTTTCTGATGATATGCGGACAATAATGCTTTGATTTGATGGGCAACCTGTTCCGGTGGAGTTGTCTCTCTTCCTCCAACTTCATTTGGAATCTTTTTGTATTCACCGACAGCAAACCATTCTTTTCTGGAATCACTGGTTCCGCTTTTTAAAGTGCGATGCAGTGATTTGAGAAAAGCTTCGCTCAATGGTTGATTTGCTGCATCAATAATCATATCAATGCATTTGAAATGATTTGCCGTTTCTACAATGTCGTCCACATTCAAAACAGATGTCTTTTCCATTCCGATCGTATTTGTTTCATAGATAAAACGAGTCTGATCGTGTGTCAGCCGACTTCCTTCTATATGATTTGAATTGTATGTCAATTCGATCTGGATTTTATGATAGATGCCACCCTTTATTTTTCTTGCCTTTTCTTCACGCAGTACCGATAAAAGCGTTCGCTCTGGGCTTGTTTCTTTCCCGTTTTTCCGTTTTGGACGCTCCGCATTTTCTGGAATACACCATGTTTTTCCTTTTAAGACTGCACCTTCAATTCTTCCGGATGCACAATAATTTCGCACAGTTCTTTCTGAAACATTCCATTTTTTTGCGATTTCTGCAACAGAATCGTATTTCATATACGCCACCTCCGTCTAATAGCAGTATATCATATTATCGGCAAAAAGTCAAATAAATATACTTGTTGAAAATGTTTTTTGCCGATAGAAAAGGAGCATCCCATGTATTTCACACTTATCCTCGAAAACCAATCCAGCGAACAAATAAATTTAACCACCACCGCCAACCAATACATGACCTCAAAAATAGACGGACTCAACCCTCCGGCTGGAACAATCAGCACCTCTACCTATGCAGGCATGAACGGCAGCTACCTTAACAATGCTTTCATTGAAAAACGAAACGTAGTCATTTCCTTTGCCATGCGTGGCATTGGCATCGAGAAACGGCGGCATCGCCTGTATCGTGTGGTCAAGCCTTCCCGATACATCAAGATCTGGTACAAGACGGCGAACATCGATGTCTATGCCGAAGGGTATGTAGAAACCTGCGAGGTGTCAAATTTCGAGCAGCAGATCAGTGGGCAGATCTCTATTCTCTGTCCGGACATTTACTGGTACAGCCGGGATATTTTCTATGCCTACTACAGCGGCGTGATCGGAGCATTTCACTTTCCTTTTCCGGAGGGCGATGCTCCGTTTCCTTTGGGTGTGTATTCCAACAGCAATCTGTTTTCCATTACCAATGATGGCGATGAAACTGGATTCACACTGCGAATCGAGGCACTGCCCAGCGACATTCCGCAGGAAGTGGTGGCAGTGACTCCGACCATCTACAACGAAAACGGCGAGTATCTGCAAATCAAAGGCGATATTCTGACCGGCGATGTCATTACGGTTACCACGAAAACCGGAAACAAGACCGTCACGCTGACACGTAATGGCGTGGACAGCAATATCCTGAACCGGCTGGTTTCCGGTTCGACTTGGCTGACCTTGAAGGAAGGCACGAATATCTTTCGGGTCGAGGCAGTCCGTGGCGTGAAAAAGCTGCGTGTGACTTTGATGCATCGCAATTCTTACCTGGGGGTATAGCTATGCAGTTGGAAATTTACAGCTTGACGGCTCTGAAAGACCAGATTTCTGTGTCACTGGAAGCCATCTGCGACAGCTATTCTTCACTCTTATGGGACATTGAGTTCTACCAGTGCGGCTGTTTTGAGGTGTATATCGCCGCCAGTCCGCAGAACGTGAAAACTTTTCAGCGTGGCAGAATCGTGGCAAGGAGCGATGATGCACAGCACTTCGGCGTTATTGAGTCTTTGCAATTGGAGACCGATGCCGAAAAGGGCGATTACCTGACGGTCACCGGGCGGTTTCTTGCCTGCCTGCTGGAACGAAGAATCATCTATCCCACCATCACTGCAAACGGCAGCTATGAGGACATCGTCCGCAAGGTGCTGTCCCGCAATGTCATCTCTGCCGGAATCCGCAATCTGCCCGGTTTTTCCATGGGTACGGTTTCCGGTGACTGCTGGCAGAAAACCGCACGAATGCAGGTCAGCTATGACAACATTCTGGAATGGCTGTACAGCCTTTGTGAAACCATCGGCGGTTCGGCAAATGTGCGGCTGGATGGAAACGCACTGAAATGCGACCTGTTTTCCGGAACAGACCGCAGTTTGTTGCAGGATGAAAACCCCCACATCGTATTCTCCGATGCGTACAACAATCTGCTGTCCTTTTCCTATGCAGCGGACGATGCCGTGCAGAAAAACTTCGCCTATGTGCTGGGCTGCGGTGAGGGCAGTGCCAGAAAACGCACGACCTTCTGTTCCGGTACAGAGCCGACCTATCTTGACCGCTATGAGGTGTATGTGGATGAGCGAAACACCGCACAGGAAGAAGATGTGACGGATGCGGAATATCTGGAAATTTTGAAAAGCAGCGGTGCAGAACATCTGGTGCAGCCAAAAACGGCATCAGAATCTGCCATCGCTGCTTTTTCCACCCAGTATCAGTACAACAAGGATTATTTTGTGGGCGACTATGTGACTGTGGAACAGAGAAGATTCGGCTTGATTCAGCCTCGAATTCAGCTGATCGGCATGGTGGAGAGTTTCGACCAGAACGGCAGAAGTCTGACACCGACTTTCAAAGAAACGGAGTGATATTCATATGTCTTTTTCTTATGGATTTTTTAACGCACAAAACCTTGACCGGGTGTATACCGCAGAGGATTTCACGGCATATCTGTCCAGTTTAATTTGCAATGGGATTCTGGATACTTATCGGCAGTGTTTTGCACCAACGGCCAAAAATTTATCCGTTACATTCGGAACGGGCAAGGCGTGGATCGATGGACACTATTTTATCAGTGATACCCTGCATACCATCGACCTTTCTTCCTATGTAGATGAATCTCTGAATCGTTATGTGGCGATCGGAATCTACTGTGATCGTTCCACTCGAACCTGTGGCATTCGGATTCTCCCCGGAACAGCTGCTAACGACCCTGTTATTCCCACCTTTACCAACAACAATGTGACCACCTATTTGACCTTGGCAGCAGTTCGACTGCGAGCCGGAGCAACAGAACTGATAGCAGAAGATGTGTTGGATTATCGTGCAGATGAGAGCAAATGCGGATACTGCAAGTGCATTCTTGGCAAATGCAGAGTGACGGAGATGCTCGCTGAAATGGCAAAGACAAATGCCACACTGGACGAACTGCAAAAGCGGCTGGATGTGATGAACAGTCAGATTTCCGAACTGCAAACCAAGGTAGATGATTTGACAGCAGGAGAAATCCTAGCGACCGGACAGTGCGGTGAAAACATCTACTATGTTCTCTACGACAACGGCAAACTGCTGCTTCGTGGAACGGGTGCAACCTATGACTATACTTCTCATGATTCTGTGTTCTATCAAAATGGCCAGATCAAAGAAATCGTGCTCAGCAATGGCATTACTGGTCTGGGTGACCGTTTGTTTTATCATTGTGCCAATGCGAAAACGGTATCGCTGCCGGCTACACTGACCAGCATTGGGAATGCCGCTTTTGCACAGGAAGATGCCGTAATCAATTACACCGCTGGTCTGACTTCTGTCACGATTCCGCAGGCGGTTACTGCGATTCAGTCATATGCCTTTTATCACACCGCCATTGCAGAAGTCACTGTGCCTGCCAGCGTGAAAACGTGGGGAAAGTATGTTTTCAGCGGCTGTGCAAAGCTGAAGACTGCTCGTGTTGCGTGTGATTCCATTGGTGCTTTTGCGTTTACAAGATGTACAGCATTGTCCAGCCTTATCATTTCTGCGAATTGCAGAACCTTTGGGGAAAATATGCTGACATACTGTGAAAGTCTAACAGCCATCACATATGAAGGAACGATCGCTCAGTGGAACGCCATCACCAAACCGACCAACTGGATGTCCTCCGGAAAGCATTTTTACAATGACTATCTGCAAAAAGTTCAGTGTACAGACGGCTATTTGGAATATGATCCTGAAAATAATGTGTGGAACGAGGTGAAAAACGGATGATGAAATTTTTAGTGAAACAGCAAAAAATCGAAGCACTGGAGCGAGAGGTTCTTGCCTCTGACCAGATCGCATTTGTTTCGGTGAAGTTCGTGTTTGATGGAGCTTGGAAAACGCTGCACAAGGTGGTGCAGTTCACGCAGTGCGAAGAAACATACAACGTGGTGCTTGGCACAGAGGGAACGACTTGCTTGCTGCCTGCTGAACTGCATCCCGGTGCGGTGAAGATGAGTTTGTTTGGCTACGATGCAGAAAGCGATACTACGGTTCGAGCAACCACTGTTCCTGTCACACTGCATATTCGACCGTCCGGCTTTGTGGAGGACGGTGCAACACCCATTCCGCCCACACCGGATCTATATACGCAGCTTTTGAAAAAACTTTCCGAGATGCAAACCGGAGCAAACGGAAAAGACGGCAGTTCTGCTTATGAGATTGCCATAGAAAACGGTTTTGTGGGAACAGCTGCAGAATGGCTGGAGAGTTTGAAAGGCAAGGACGGTAAAGATGGATTACCTGGAAAGGATGGAAAAGATGGTGCAGACGGTTTACCTGGGAGGGATGGCACAAATGGGAAAGATGGCTTACCAGGAAAAGATGGTAGAGATGGGATTGACGGAAAGGACGGCGTTTCTCCGGATTTGACAAACTATCCGGATACTGATGCTGTAAAAACACTGATTCAGGATGCTGTTCAGCCGCTTTTGGAAAAGGCACATACCCACGAAAATCAATCTGCGTTGGATCAGATCACTGTCGCTAAAATCGCACAATGGGATGGCTTCGGCACACAAATCAATGGGCTTAGTACAAAGGTTACGGTCTATTCGGAAAAGACAGAACGCACTCTGGAGAGCCTGCAAAAGCAAATCGACAACCTGACAAGCGGCAGAAATTACACCATTCTGTTTCAGTCTGGACAGGATGCCATTTCGACCTACGCACCGGACATCAGCATGATTTTGGACGGTGGGTATCAGACAATGACAGATTTCTTGGCTGCCTATCCGCAGTTTTGCAGTGCAGCAAATGATTTTGTGCTGTCCTATTCGCAGACGTGTTTTAACTGGGATAAGTCGGTCTTGACCGTTTGTACAAAGTCTCTGTCCTTGACGAAAAATGCGGAAATCGTGATGTCCTATCAATCGGGTTCGAGTGAAGCCGGAAGCCTGTATCTGGTGCAAAAGCCGCAGAAGATCGACATTCCCATTGGCGTGTATGTAAACACAGAGATTGATGCAAATCGTGCGGTTTCTCTGGATTTTCAATGGCTGCAGTCGGATACCTTTATCACCACCATCACAGAATGCACCGGCATTTCTGACGGCGAATATTACCTTGCCTGGATGGGCAGAAGCAACAATTCCCACCCGAAAATCCGATTCCTAAAAGTACTGGAGGGTTGAAAATATGATGAAAGATACCATTTGTGTAGCTGTCGGCTTGGTCGGCGGCTTTTTTACTGCCATTTTTGGCGGCTGGGACTCCGCTCTGATGACATTGGTCATCTTTATGGCAATCGACTTCTTCACCGGTATCATCACCGCCATGATGAAAAAGTCCAAACACACAGAAAGCGGCGGACTTTCTTCCAAAGCCGGCTGGTTCGGTCTGGCGAAAAAGGTTTGCACTTTAATGCTGATCGTCGTTGCAGTTCGGATGGATATTCTGCTGAATACCAACTACATCCGGGATGCTGTCTGCATCAGCTTTTGCTTGAACGAACTGCTTTCCATCGTGGAAAATACAAGTTTAATGGGGATTCCGTATCCGCCTGCAATCCAAAAAGCAATCGATGTTCTGCAAACGAAAATCGGCAGAACGGACGAAACGACCGACAAGGAGGAAAAGTAATATGACTATTTTAAGACCCGATGCAACAACGACTCTGAATGGAGTAAAAATCAACGAATATTTGCTTACCAAACACAATCCCAACCGTATTGATATGCCCTCTGTTTCCATGGCAGGAAAAATCATTGGTGTGACTGTCCACAACACAGACTGGATTTCTGTAGCAAGCGGAACGACACCTGCGGAACAGTACACAAGGGCAACCGTCAATAACAACATGAAGGATGTGCGTGTCCATTACTATGTGGATAACGTGTGTGCATGGCAGAATCTGCCCCACAGCCTGAGCGGCTGGCACGCCGCTGACGGTTCTGGGAACGGCAACAGAAGAACCATTGCCATCGAGTGTATTATGTCCTCTGCATACAATTCTACGGATAAGAAGTCGGAAGATAATGCAGCAAAATTGGCGGCAGCGTTATTAAAACAGTATGGACTGGACATCAGCCACCTCTACACCCATACCCACTGGCTCAATGTTCGTGACGGACGAAACGGAACGGTTGACCAGTTGAACACCATGTACAATCGGTACAAGATGTGTCCTGCGTACATCTTGCCTCATTGGGCGGAGTTCAAGAAAAAGGTACAGTCTTATTTGAATGCTGGAACTCCCGCTATTTCTGCACCTTCTACAAAGCAGATTTACCGGGTGAGAAAGTCTTGGGCAGATGCAAAGTCGCAGCTTGGTGCGTATTCCTCTTTGGAGAATGCGAAGAAAGCCTGCAAGGTCGGATATTCTGTATTTGATGCCAATGGAAATGTAGTCTACACCAATGGCGGCAAGTTCACCAAGGGGCAGAAGGTTGCCATTCGTGCCAATACACCTCTGTTCGCCAGTGCAGAAACTACATCTGTAACCAGAAAAATCAGCGGCACTTACTATCTTTATGACGGCATTGCCTGCAAGAACGGCCGCTATCGTATCACCACAAAGCCGGAGTTCTGCGGAAAAACACCGGTGGGACAGTATGTGACCGGTTATGTTTCTTGGGATAATTTCAATCAGTGAGGATTCTTTTATGGAACAACAAAAATTGATGGATGAACTGAATTACCACCGTGCTCAAAAGCTGACTGATGCGTTATACCATTCCGGTTTGATTTCCTTTGAGGAATATGACAAATTAACGCTCAAAAATCGGCATTCTTTCTCTCCGATTTACGTGGACTTATTGCCGAAAACGCTTGCAATTCCGCCAAAAAAGAGGTAATATGGACACGTCAAAAGGAGGTGCAGAAGCATGAAAACTATTACCAAAATTGAGGCAAATCGCTCCGCAACTGTTCATCGAAAATGTCGTGTAGCGGCTTATTGCCGTGTTTCCACAGAGCATGATGACCAGATAGAAAGTTTGGAAACACAGAAGGCACATTATGAATCCTGGATCAAACTGCATACAGAGTGGGAATCCGCCGGTATCTTTTATGATGCTGGCATTACTGGAACAAAAGCAGAAATTCGTCCTGGACTGCAAGACCTTTTACAGGCTTGCCGCATGGGCAGGGTAGACCGCATTCTGGTGAAATCCATCAGTCGGTTTTCCAGAAATACGGCAGAGTGTCTCGCTCTTGTTCGGGAACTAACAGGAATTGGGGTTTCCGTTTTCTTTGAAAAAGAAAACATAGACACCGGCAGTATGGAAAGCGAATTGTTTCTGACGATACTCAGCAGCATGGCAGAGGAAGAATCTTTATCCATATCCAGAAATGAGAAGTGGTCGGTACAGCACCGGTTTCAAAATGGTACCTATGTGTCATCGTCTTTCCCTTATGGGTATTGCAGAAATGACAGGGGAGAGATGGGGCTCGAACCCGAGGAGGCAGAAATTGTGAAATACATTTTTTCTGCCTTGTTATCCGGAAAAAGTTCTTGTCAGATTGCAGATCTGTTGGAACAGCAGGGGATTCCCTTCAAGAATGGACGTCATTGGTGTGATGCTGCGATTCGTGGAATTGCTGCGAATGAAAAATATGTGGGAGATGTTTTGCTGCAGAAAACGTATACCGATGCACATTTTCATCGGCACAAAAATCATGGAGAAGTGGAATGTTATCTTCTTTCAGATCACCACATACCAATTGTTAGTCGGGAAACTTTTGCAAAAGCAAATGCAGTCATTCGACAGCGAGCTGCCGAAAAAGGCATTGTGTGTGGTACAGGAAAATATCAAAAGCGATATGCTTTTTCCGGAAAGGTGATTTGCGGCAAATGCGGCAGCACTTGCAAACGCAGGATCCACAGCGGCAATGAAATTGCATGGACGTGTGCGGCTCATATTGAAAGTGCTCAAAAATGCCCTATGAAATATGTGCGGGAGGATATATTGAAAGCCGCTTTTGTTACGATGTTGAACAAACTGATTTTCAGCAGAAAGCACATTTTGAAACCATTGTTAGAACAGCTGAAAGCGAACAGCAATGATGAAAATGTCCAGCGAATGCAGGAACTGCAAAAGCAGCTGGAATCTCATGCTGAAAAGAAAAACACACTGCACCGTTTGTATGCACAAAAGGTCATAGATCCTGTTTTATTCCGGCAGGAAATGAATGCTTTGCAGAAACAAGCAGAGTCCTGCCGTATGGAAATTGCACAGTTGGAACAGGAAACACATGGAGAAACTGAGATAATTGCAGAATTAAAGCAGCTGCTGCGATTTACAGAGCAGGATTCTGCAATGTTGACAGAATTTCAGGAGACATGGTTTTCTGCATTTGCAGAACAAATAATTTTGTATGATCGGAATCATATTGGATTTCGGCTCAAATGCGGTCTGCTGTTAAAGGAGGAAATTTGATGGGACAGATTCCTTATGGCTACCGAATTGAAAACGGTGCTGCTGTGATTATACCGGAAGAGGCAGCACAGATTCGCCTTATTTTTCAAAATTATATTGCCGGTATGAGTTTACAGTCGGCAGCAAGAGCAGCAGGTCATCCCATGGCACATAGCACTGTTCGTCGAATGATGCAGCGAAAATGCTACCTTGGAGATGCTTTTTATCCGGCAATTCTGGACAAAGAAACATATGCTCGAGCAAATGCAGAGTGGCAGCATCGTGCAGATGTAATGCAGCGACTTGGAAAAACGAGGAGAAAGCCCGTATGTCCACAGACAAAATTTTTGTTGGAACTGCCGCAGCAAATACCAGAATTAGATGGAAATACGCCATTTCAGCAGGCAGAATATCTTTATCATTTGATACAAAACAAGGAGTAATGCAACAATGCCAAAGGTCACTACAATTCCACCCCGAAAGCAAAGAAATCATGCTGTAGCGTCACAGGAAACTCGAAAGATTCGTGTGGCAGCCTATTGCCGTGTTTCCACGGATACAGAGGAACAGGCAACCAGCTATCAGGCACAAATTGCACATTATGAGGAAGTCATTCACAGGAATCCGGAATGGGTCTTTGCTGGGATCTATGCCGATGACGGCATCAGTGCAACCTCCACAAAACATCGGGAACAGTTTCATCAGATGATTCAGGACTGCATGGACGGAAAGATTGATATGCTCATTACCAAATCCATCAGCCGATTCGCCAGAAACACAGTAGATTGCCTGAATTATATCCGACAGCTGAAAGCACAAAATATTCCAATCTATTTTGAAAAAGAGTCCATCAACACAATGGATGCGAAAGGGGAAGTGCTGATTACCATTATGGCATCTCTGGCACAACAGGAATCAGAATCTCTGAGTCAGAATGTCAAACTGGGAATGCAGTATCGGTTTCAACAGGGAAAGGTGATGGTCAATGCCAGCTGTTTTCTTGGCTATGATAAGGACGAAAACGGAGATCTTGTGATCAATCCGGAACAAGCGGAAACGGTAAAACGAATCTATCGGGAGTATCTGGAGGGAGCAAGCTGTCAGCAGATTGCAAGGAGACTGGAACGGGACAGCATTCGAACAGCAAGAGGCAATATCCGATGGCATGACAGTTCGATTCGGTTAATTCTGGAAAATGAAAAGTATATGGGAGATGCCCTTCTGCAAAAAACATATACTGTGGATTTTCTCAAGAAAAAACGCATTAAAAATAACGGTGAAATGCCGCAGTATTATGTGGAGGACGATCATGAGGCGATTATTCCCAGGGCATTGTTCTTACAGGTGCAGGAGGAAATTGCAAGGCGCGGTTCACAGGTGGACTGTATGGGCAGACGGCGTGGATTTAGTGCAAACCACTGTTTTACTGGTTTGCTTTACTGTGCTGAATGCGGGGAACAATTCCGCAGAATCCATTGGAATAACCGAGGCTGCAAATCTGTGGTGTGGCGATGTATGACCAGATTGGAGAAAAAAGGAGCGTGTCATGCACGAACAGTCTATGAGGAATCTTTGAAACAAGCCTTTGTGGATGCTTTGAATCAACTGACAGGAGGCAGTGAAACATACCTTTCTATCTTACAGGAAAATATGGCTGAAGTGATTGAAATGGAACAATCCAATCTGCCCGAGGAAATACAGAGAAAATTAGATGTTCTTCAGAAAAAGTTGATCGAATGTGCAGAACGGCATGAGGATTATGAGGAGATAGCACAGGAAATCTTTCGGCTGCGAGAGCAAAAGGAACAGGCTTTAAGGGAAAATGTTTCTCAACAGGAGCAGAAAGACCGTATGCGGGAACTGCAGGAATTTTTGGCTGCTCAGCCGCATCACATTACCGAATTTGATGAAACACTGGTTCGGCATTTACTTGCAAAAGTAACAGTTTCCTTCGATCGACTGGATTTTACATTTCAATCAGGTGTCGCGGTTTCCATTGAAAAGTGAATCACTTCAAAAATCCTCCTTTGCAAAATATAAAAGCAGGGGAGGATTTTTAGATTTTATAACGGCATTGTTGTCTTGATTTCTCCTTAAATTTGTGGTATACTAAGAAAAAACGGAGGTGCTGCATCATGGGAATCTATCTGAACCCAGGAAATGATTTGTTTTACTCTACAGTTACTTATTCTGAAATTTATGTGGATAAGACCATGTTGATTTCTTTCACCAATAAATGTTTGTTTGGAGAAAACAAGGAGATCTGCGTCAGCCGTCCCAGAAGATTCGGGAAGTCGATGGCAGAGAATATGCTGACGGCTTATTACAGCAAGGGCTGCGATTCGAGAGAATTGTTTTCCAAGTTTCAGATCGCACAGACACCGGATTTTGAAAAGCACCTGAACCGGTATAATGTGATTCACATCGATATGCAGAAATTCCTTGGCAGAACTAAAAATGTCCATGAAATGCTGGATTTCTTGCAGAAACGTGTGCTAAAGGAAATGAAACAGACATTCTCTGTGATAGAGCCGGAAGAAACCAGTTTGATTACTGCGTTAGAAGATCTGTACGGTCAATGCGAAGAAAAGTTTATCTTTATCATTGATGAGTGGGATTCCATTTTCCGGGTGCATCGGGACAATGCAGCAGCTCAGAAGGAGTACTTGGATTTTCTTCGGGATCTGCTGAAAGGACAGCCTTATGTGGCACTTGCCTATATGACCGGCATTCTCCCAATCAAGAAATATGGTCAACATTCTGCATTGAATATGTTCAAGGAATACGCTATGACCAATCAAAAGCGATTGGCAGAGTTTACTGGCTTTACGGAAGAAGAAGTTCGGCAGCTTTGTGAACGTTATCATATGTCTTTTGAACAAACGAAACAATGGTATGATGGATATAACATCAACGGCATTTCGATTTATAACCCAAAGTCTGTGGCAGAGGCAATGAATGAACGTATTTTCGACAGCTACTGGACACAGACTGAAACCTATGAGGCTTTGAAAATGTATATCGTCCGCAATGAGAACGGCTTGCGGGATAAGATCATTCGGATGATTGCCGGAGAACATATTTCCATCAATACGAAAACATTTCAGAACGATATGTGTACTTTTGAAACTGCAGACGATATTCTGACTTTGCTGGTACATCTGGGCTATCTGACTTACGACTTCGATACAAAAACTGCCTGGATTCCCAACAAAGAAGTGCGGCAGGAATTTCTCAATTCCATCCAGGGGCAAGAGTTCCAGACGGTCAACAATGCTATTCATCGCTCTGACAAGCTGCTGCAATTGACGCTGGCACAGAATGCGGAAAAAGTGGCGGAAATGCTTCAGGAAGTTCACAGCGACAACTGTTCTGTGATTCAATACAACGATGAAAATTCGCTGGCTTGTGTGCTGAGTCTGGCATATTATTCCGCACAAGACAGTTATGCGATTTATCGGGAATTGCAGGGCGGAGAGGGTTTTGCAGATCTGGTATTTATACCGAGAACTGAGAATCATAACCCGGCAATGATCGTGGAACTGAAATGGAATCAAAGTACCGGCATTGCACTGGAACAAATCAAAGACCGAAATTATATTCGCTGTTTGAAGGACTATCATGGAAATGTGTTGTTTGTTGGCGTGAACTATGATAAGAAGAGTAAAAAACATACTTGTCAGTTTGAGATGATGGAAATTTAAGAATCTTTCTGATGGTGAAAAATGAATATTGTATTAGATCGATAGTGAGTGATGTATATGTCTAAAATTCTAATTATTACATGTTCTTACGATAAAACTATAGACTACATTATAGAAAAGAATAAATACAGAGCTAATTTTTTTAGATTTAATGTTGACTTGTTTGCAGATTATGGAATTACAATATCTAACTCCTACTGGGAAATATCGTATAGAAATAATACAATTAATAGTAATACAACTCTAAGTATATACTATCGTAAACCTACTTTCCCAGATACAAGTGATTTTGCTCCTGAATACAGGCGAATCATTAATAGTGATATTCTTGCTATTATAGATGGACTGGCAAATAGCTTTAGTGGTGTTGTGCTCACAAAACCTTATTTATTAAGGCAGGCTGAAAACAAAATATTTCAATTGATATATGCAAAAAGCCACTCCATTTTAATGCCTAAATCATTTATTGGAAATAATGATCACTGGAAATGTATTAATGATCAAAGAATCATTAAGCCAATTTCTGTAGGGAAAATTGAGACTTCATCTGGAATAGCTATAATTCAAACAAATCTAATGCATGAGAATGACAGCTATGATAGTCCAGAATTAACCCCAGTATATATTCAGGAATATATTAAAAAAAGTTTTGAAGTAAGGATTACTGTAGTTGATGATGATTTTTTTGCTGTAAAGATTGTATCAGATAATATGATTGATTGGCGAGCTGGAAATAATAATCAATATGAAATTATCGACATTCCGATAGAAATAAAAAAATGTATTAAAATGATGATGAAAGATTTTCAGTTAAGATTTGGTGCTATAGACTACATAGTGGATGTTGATGGGAAATGGTATTTCCTTGAAATCAACCCAAATGGACAATGGCAATGGCTCGAATGTATCTTAGGTCTTTCTATTTCTGATAGTATTATGAACATGCTACTTGGGGGATAAAAATGAGAGTGAAGATAATTAATTTAATACTTTTAATTGCTTCTTGGCTTCCTGCTTTCTCGTTAACAAAAGATGAGAACTATGGAGAGATAGAAATTGATAACAGTGTTGCCGTTAGGTCACAACTAAAAACATGGCGGCTAAGTCTTTTTCAAATCATGTTCGGTGCTTACAAACTCTACATATTAACACTTAGCAGAACTTATGATGATAATACCAATAAAGTTTTGTATCATCCAAAACTTTTCAAACTAATATCATTAAAGAAAATTTTCGATAAAAGCGACCATATAGAGCAGATATATGATAACTACTATATGCGTTTGAATAATTCAAAGATGACGGAAGATCGCTTGGAAAAAGAAAAAGAGAGTTTATGTTATCATATAGAAGTAGAAAATAGTAGGCTCGAAAAAAGCGACAATAAAATGAATATTTATACTATTGTATTACTAACAGCATTACCAATACTTTTAGGCATAAGTTTTAATTCAATATTATTATTGTTTAAAACCAATATGATCTACAAAGCTTTTTTTATCATCTCGGCATATTTTGCCATGAATATAGTATTATATCTATTTCAATACATTAAAGTCGGAAGCTATAATATGAGTAGTTTTAAAGATTTAAAAAATGAAACAAATAGTAGTCTATCGCAAAGACTTATTTCATAGTATTATTATGATTTTCAATCTTTGAAAAATAAAGCGAATCTATTTGTTAGCTATGTTAAAAACATTCAATTGTGGATGACGGCGTCATTTGTACTATTTATTGTTGTTTTTTCTTTCCATCAGTTCTATTCATATAGTTCAACTGTACAAAAAAGTACTGTCACTTCAAATAGTTCTATCTATACTATGAATGTAACTGATTTAAGTGATCCCTATTCACCAAGTTCCATAAAACTAACTGATATAAGGAAGTGTATACAAACTCAAAGTGCAGACAAAGTAATTATACTTTATAATAGTCAGTCGGATATTACTATTATTAGAAATGAATTACAAGTATTTGATTCATCATTTGAGATATTATATCTTAATGATGATCAATTAGAAACTTGTAATGTTAAAATATTGGTATATAAAGGAGAAATTTCGTGATGAAAAAACATATTCTATCAAATTATCTGAAGCGAGTTAAAAAAATAGTTGCACCTTCAATGGATAGTTCCATATTAACAGAATCAACAGAAACAAGCGATCCAGACGAATTTAGATTAGATACAACAAATGAAACAAGATCAACTGAAACATCTGATCCGGATGAATTCTGTGTGCTCAACAAATATTATGACGATACACGAACAACATTTACTTTAGAACAGGGAGATCCTGATGAGTTTGCTTTGTCGTAAACAATACAACTATAGCATAAAATATTACAGAAGTGTAGAAAAACATCAAAATCTCCCACTCGACCAAGTTGTATCATTAATGAAATAGCACCACGAAAACAGTGCAGACATCAAAATCAGGATTTCGAGGCACGTTGAGTGCGTGGTATTGATGTCAAGGAAGCAAGGATAATAGATGAAAAAGTGCTGATTTCTCGGCACTTTTTTCTTTTTGGAGAATATTTGAAAGGTAGCTGAGATGCCTTTTTTCTGTATGCGGGAATAAGTCAGGATAAGATCAGAAATACACGAAATTGAAATTGACACAACGCATACAAGCTGAGAACGTATCAGGGAACAAATCCAGAACCATAAAAAATGCCATGCTGGGAAAGCACATCTTCTCAGCATGGCATTTTGTTTCTA